TTAAATGCATTAGACATTGTTCTCATAACTGGACTCTGTGCTACACTATTCTCATTAATCTGAGTAGGGCCCATCTTTTGAACTACAGCAGGAGGAGTCCAAGGTACAAAATCAACTTGGTTCTTTTTATTGAACATTGATTCAGTAACTTCATCTGCCAAATATTCCTGTTTATATAAAGTTCCAAATACTATTGGTTGTTGAGCATCTTCACCATCCGCAAAAAATCCAACGACAACTTCTCCACCTTGATACTCCATAGTTCTACCTTGACCACCTGTGGTACTTTCACCAGCAGGAAGGAGAACATGAGCTAAAGGCAAATCTTCATCAGGAAGATCATCAGCATTATCATGGTATCCAACAATACGGACACGACAACGCCAAGTATAAATGTCTTCACCTGTCTTAGTACGATAGGCTTCTGTACAATTATACCACTTCCCTTTTTCTGGATCAGTCACTTGACCAATCCACCATATCATTGGATCTCTTCCGAAAAAATTCTGAGCCATATTACTTAGTCGTCATATATTAGACATTCTGGTTCGTCTGGATGTTGATCACAAAATAGTTCAATAGCATTAGGATCATGATGATCTCCTGCATCAATCTCCTCTTTATGATGTTCTACATATTCCTCTAGATCATGTAATTCATCCTTAATATGCCTTCTAGCAGCAGGATTAGTCTGAGGATCGTCTAGGATCTCTTTATCCTTTTTAATGTGGTCTTCTATACTTTTCATATTTTTAAAAGCAATAGTGTAACTATTTAACAGTAAAAGTATCACGAATTAGTGATAATTGTGTCAGGGCTTTACCATCACCAATGACATGTTTTAATCCCTCAATAAGGTATACACCACTAGGATCATTACTATTTTTGTCTCCAAGTTTTCTTGGTTGATCTGGATTTTCAGGTTCTGGTATAGGAAACTGAAGTTCAACTGTTTTTCCTGCCCTTAATGTAGGATTAAAAGGAACTACAGCTTCAAACGTACTTGAAAACAATAGATTGGTTCTAGCATAAGATTTATTCTGATATTTGGCAAGATCTTGTTGTTTCTCTGTTGCCGATTCATCACCATCCACTTTCTTTGAATCTTTTTGCAGAGCACCAGTATCAAGTATTCTAAACATTAATTTAGTAGGTTTTTCTTCCAATCCTTTAGGCAAAACTGGTGGTTTTTCTAAACCAAGATCTGCTATTTTAAAATCGTCTACTGTCTTTATATGTGTTTCTAAATCAACATAGATTGTCTTATTAGCATACATTCCTCTTCTCAAATCCAAAATAGTATCAGTACTAGTATTACCCTTTGCATCAATTAATTTATCAGCAGCTTCATAAGGTAATTCTATTTTAGGAAATATATGACCTTTCTCAGGTTTCACCGATAATAATGTCTCTATTGATTTGAAATGATATCCATCCAAATCTTCCCAGAATAAAAATCCAAAGCTTTCACCTTCTTCAGCCTCTACAGCAGCTTTAGGTTGCAACCACTGAACTATATCAAGAGGTCTTTTAAAGTTACCGACAAAAGAATATTTGTTTGATGTACTTTCCTCATCTATTGTTTTAGATGTTTGAATACCTTTAACATCTGTAGTCATTATATCCTTAACATGATCTGAAATATTTCCACTAAACTTTTTACTTATCTTTGCAGTCTCATTAACTAAAAGTTCTTCAGGAATACACTGTAAAGTAGCTCCTTGTCCTTGATTATTTGTCTGAACATTTGTAACTCCATTAACAATCATCTTATGTTCTGATGTTATCTCAAAATCCCCTAACTTATCATTACCACTTTTTACTACAAGTTCAATATATTCACCACCGCTAAGACCTTCTCTACTAACAACAGAAGTGGTATCAAAAAAGGTCACAGTAAGACCTATAGCAGGAGATAAAACACTCTCCATATAGGTAATCAATGGAGCTCCACCTAATAGACTATATTCTTGTTTTAAAGAAGAACCTTCACTAGGTTTAAGCAAACATTTGCTAATAGTAAAAGAACGTGGTGTATCTGCCATAATACTAATTCATGATCTGACGGGTACTATTAAGTTTCATCATATTAATACATTCTATTGTACACGCTGTTCCATCAGCTGTATCATCGTCAGTTTGAAAATCTCCTTTGTCAGTCATCATTTGATTAAGAACGTTAGAAGAAGTATTATCACCTGAAGGCATCGGAATAGGTAATAATTGAGTTTGAGGTATATTACGTCCTTCTGGTTGTTGAGAGATATCTTTAAAATTAGCACCAGACTGAGAAGGTACAGGACTAATATTCTCTTCTGGAGACCAATTTTTTAACTTCTCCTGAGCCATAGTATTACCTTGTGCTGCTAACTTCTGTGTTCTTTCTTTGTCTTGATTAGCTTGTTCTTCAGTCTGTAAGACCCAGTGATCACCAAATTGTACCCAAGGTCTTCCTTTAACTTCAGGATTATTTTTAACATATTCTTGTAGTTCAGCTTGATTTTTTACTCTTGGTTGTTCTATTGGATAATAATTATAGAAACTTCCATCTTCACCATAGTGACTACCAGTTTTTCCACTCCATTTTTTATTTCTACCTTCATCCTTACCTTTACCCTTTCCACCAGTAAATCCATCATATTGAAAAATACCAGCACCTCTCTTATCAAAATCAGTTGTTCCCATTGTTATAGCATCAGCAAGTCCACCAGCAACCCTTTTTATTCCCCAACCTTTTGGAGCTCCTTCCTTATTTTGTTTATCAAAATCAAATGTTCCTAATGTTGCAAAATCTAATGCTCCACCAATACCACGTTTAATTCCCATTCCAGATTGTTTCTCTCTTCTTTTTGCTTGTTCATCAGCAGAACCCCATGCCTTATCTTTTCCACCAAATAAAGGATCAAACTGAAAATTACCTTTACCTCTCTTATCAAAATCAGTAAGACCCATTGTCATAGCATCAGCCACTCCACCTGCCATTCTACGAATACCAAAATCCTTTGGCGCTCCCTTACGATTTTGTTTATCAAAATCAAATATTCCACCTGTCATAAAATCAGCAAAACCACCAACAGCACGTTTAAATCCACCACCTTCACCTTTTTCACCAGAAATGGTAGTTTTACCTTCAAATGTTGAATACCCTTTCGTTTTAACATTACCTTCTTTGTCTGTATAGATGGCTTCTTCTGGAGTTCCTTTCAATATCATTATTTTTTTCTGTATTTCATTAGCCTCAGGTGAATTAGGACCATAATCAATTTCTGCATCCATAAGGTCGCTCTCTAAGTCCAGTAGTTTTGAATTTTTCTCAGCATCTTCTTGACTCATATTACCAGATACTACTTTACCTCGTTGCATAGTAGCACTCTCACTGGTACTAATACTTTTACTTTCTGTACCAGATGGTTTTTCTTCTTTCTTTTTACCAAATAATCCACCAAAGAAACCACCAAATAATCCCTTTTCTTTCTTCTCACCTTCTTCGCCTTTTGGTTTTAAACCCTTTTCATCTGTGCCTTCTTTTGATTCAATCTTTCCTTTACCTGAATATTTTTCAATAATTGCATCATTCTCTGCTTCAAGTTTTTCATATTCAGGACTGAACACTTTACCTTGTTCTTCAAGGAGAGCCATCTCCTCCTCTATTTCAAACATTCTGTCCTTATCTTCCTGTGAGAAATCAGAATCTTTTATAGTATAGGATCCATCACCTTTAACATTACCACTTTCTAAGGCATCAACTCTACTTTCTAAATTATCTACCTCAGCCTTTACACCTTTTTCTTTATCTTTCTTTTTACCACCAAACATGTTCTTTAAACCACTACCTATTTTCCTTAAACCACCGCCACCACTTCGTTTATCAAAATCAAACAGACCACCTGTTAAAAAATCTGCAGCACCACCAATACCTCTTTTAATACCAGCACCCATTCCATGAATGGCACCAGCACCCATCAAACCCCACATCCAAGGGTTTTTCCAAAAATTTCCAGGCTTCTTCTTTTTATCATCTCCACCACCAGAACCTTTATCTCCTACACCCATCATTGAAGCAAGACCACCTAAACCTCCAGCAGCTACTCCTCCATCTTTTTTATCTCCTGCTTTTTGTGCAGCATCCTGAGCTCTAAAAGCATCATCAGCTGCCTTTTCTACAGCATCTTTTTGAGACTGTTCAAACTTATAAAATACTTCACTTACTTCATCTACTTTTGCTTCTATATCAGTTATTTTCTTATCTTGACCACGAATATCATCTTCAAGAGATTCAAAATTCTTCTTAAACTCTTCAAGTGTCTTATTAATCTGATCAGTCTCTATATCTAAATTACTTACAGTATTGCTTATAAGTCTATCACTTTCCTGAGCTTCTAATTTATATTTGTCAAAAGTCTGAACAAAATCACGAAACTGTGCTCTAATATTAGTAGCAATGTCAAAAGCATTTTGAGCTAAAACCTGAACACTAGAAATACCCCCACCTTCTCCTTCAGGTTGGTTAAAAAAACTATTAGTATTAATAGTATCTGCCATTAAATGTGCCCAGCGCCTTTAGCTTGTTGATATTTAAGATTTTCAGTTTCAATATAATCTCTAAGAAGAGCTAAATAAATCTCTCTTTCCCAAGGAATCATATTTTCAATCTCTGTTAATGAGTATTTATGGTATTGCATGAGAGCAAAGTTTATCTTGTAATAAGATTCCAAGCTTTCTCTTGCAATACTTAGCCGAAAAAATCAGAAAGACCTTCCAATGTAATATCACTCTCAACTTTAGTTTCTGGATTAGTCACCTTAAAAGTATGAGAGAGTTTTGGCATAGTAGCAAAAAACTTTTCAACTTCCTTATATTGTTTTGAATTTAACTGTTCAATAAATTCAAGTCGTTCCTTAGCACTATATTCACTACCTTCCCAAGCATCTTCTTCAGTGAAAATTGTATCTATACAATCTGCAATAAGTTTAAATGTCTTAGTAACAGTCTCTTTTGGTGTTTCATCAGTTTGAAAATTCGATTGAATAAATTGATTCAAAGATGGATACTTCATTCTAAGAGTCATTTTATCATCTAATTTAATATCAGTTTTATGATCTTTAGATCTTTTAACTTCAATCTCATCAACATAAACAACAGCATCAACTTCAGTCTTACCATCATCAGGACATGTAACCTTCATTTCAATAGATTCACCAACAGACTTAGAACGAATATTCAAAAACAAATATTCAATGTCAAAAGTTGGCAATTCATCAACTTTAATTCCTCTCGTAAGTATACACTTCTTTAATACTTCTTTAACCGCAAGTGTAATCTCATTATAATCCTGAGATTCCAAAGCAAGTATTAATACTTTCTCTTCCTTTACTAAGAAAGGTCTATATTTAAGTTTTTTTCCTGTAGAAGGAAGTTTCAACTCATATGTAGGAGTCGCAATTGTTGGTAATGGCATAATAATTTTTCAGTGATTTATTTAGAAGAGTTTTTGATGATAAAGTGGTTACTTAAGTATGTTAGCAAACCATCTACCATCCCATTTTCGTTTTCCACCTCCTCCTCTATTTGGATTAGTAAGGACATTTCTATTTCCTTGTCCTCCTAAGAATGATCTTGCAACATCTTTTGCTCTATTGATAAAATCTGATGCAGTAGGTGCTACTGATTCCTGAGTATCAATAACTGAGAATTTAGTAAAGAATCTATCATAAGCAAGTTGAACAGAAACTTTTACAACAGCACTACTACCATAATTAACTCTCATAGATGTTAAATTAGTAGGAAAAACATTAACAAATTCATATTGACTCATTTTAGATCCAGTTTTAAAATCTCTCTCATATTTTGTAAGATGAAGTCTTTCTTTATAAGTTTCTGGATAAGCAAAACGACTATAAGCATTCTTTTGTTTATCTGAAGTTTGTAATGGATTAATATATTGCATCCAACTTTCAAAAAGTTCTAATGCAACATGTTCAGAATCTAAGTAAAAACTCAAATTGAGAGGTGGAAAATCTCTATACGTTGGAAATACTTCAGTAATACCTTGATGTTGACCGACTGCATCTGTAGTTTGAAATGATGTGCCAGGTATTTCAGCTTCACTACATAATAACATTAATTTTCTTTTTACTGTAGATCCACTTAATCTTCTAGAACCACTAACTAAATTTGCAGTTTGTTGACCATATGCAGTTGCTTCTATATTTAACCACTTATCTACATTAGAAGAAAATGAAAAATCAACCTGATAAAAGGTATCTAAAGCTGGTTTAGCTACAGTATCTTTTATCTTCCAAATCGGATCTTGAAATATTTCTGTTCTTTTAGGAAATGACACAATAAATAAAATTAAGTGCTTGTACTATTATATATGAGCTATAAAGGACTATTTAAACCTTCTAACCCCAAAAAATACAAAGGGGATCGCTATAATATTATTTATAGGTCTTTATGGGAACGTAAATTCATGAAATACTGTGATGATACTGAAAACATTCTAGAATGGTCATCAGAAGAGTTTTTTATACCATATAGAGACCCCACTGTTAAAAAAGTTAGAAGATATTTTCCAGACTTCTTTATTAAATATAAAGATAGGGATGGAAACATTAGAAGGTCTGTAATTGAAGTCAAACCTAGAAGAGAAACTGTAGAACCAAAAGTAACAAAAGGCAAGTCTAAAAAGACTATTCTAACTGAACAGATCAATTATGTGAGAAATCAAGCAAAATGGAAAGCAGCAAGAGAATTTTGTGACGATAGAAAAATAGAATTTAAGATAATGACTGAAAAAGAATTAGGAATCCGATGAGTATCTTAGAAAACATACTTAATAAAACAGGTGGTGGTCTAACTAACGGTGATTGGTGGAGAGAACAATTAATTAATGAACTTGGTGAACCAGACATAGATGATAGTTTTTCTGATACTGGTGG